CACTACGGGTAGCATACGCCAGATTACCCGTCCGCACAGGCGGCCGAGGAACTGACTTACGAACACGCCGCTTCATCGCCGGGCGGCGACGGCGTGGTGCTGACTTGCGTTTAGAGACACGAGGCATGTTATGTGAATTCCTTAGTTTCAGTAATTCGACGTTCTAACGCAGTGAGTTCGCCGCAATACCCCCATTGTGTAATAGGTTTATTCGACGTGATTATCACTGTGTTCCATTGTGCGTGGATGTAGCCTCCCTTGATTGGCACTTGGAGCGGATACCGATCCAACACCTTAAGGAGTTGGGAATACGGAATGTCGCCATAATAGTCGTCGAGCAAGAGCGTGTCTTGCCCGGTATATCCATCAAACCATTGTCCTTCTGGCTTGCTGTAGAGTTCGGGGTAGTTATCATAAGCCCATCTGGATTTCCCGGTTCCGGGAGCACCGACGAGGAGGATGACCTTGACATCCCTGTGTCTAGGTCGCAGCGTTAATTGCTTATATCGCTCTAACGCACGGATTGTAGGCAGTAATTGCGGTTGCGTTTGGATCACCTCTGTGATATGATTTCCAGAATCAAGTTGTGTCAATGCATTCTTCCAATCAGTGCGCTCTCCCTGTTCCGGGAGTTCGCCCACTTCCTCAAACGTAGGATTTTGTTTAAACCCCTTCTTCTCGACCATTCCTAAGCAATAGTTTCGATTCTGCTGTGCTGTTCCCTTCGTATACGGTTCGTAATGCAGCCGATCCGAAATAGCGTCTTTGAACTTCTTCAATGACCTCGGGTTGTCCCATGCGGTGTATCCCTGTAGATGTGGGGTTCCGGAGTCACCCACTTCCTGGGACCAACACATGTAGCGTGGGTCGTTAGCGGCATATGAGCGCACGACCTCAAGCTCCTCCGGAGTCCAGTTATTCAACGTCCAACATGTGTGACGAGCACGCCGTTTGTCCGGCACGGAAGTTGCCGGCACGGAAGTCGCCATAGGTAATACTGTGCTATGGCGATTCATTGTATGTCTTGTGTAAATGATTTTTTAGTGGCATCTTTGCCTTCCACCGGGGGGATACTTAAATAGACCCCCCACAATCTATAAATGGGTCAAGCCCAAGCGCCTGGCGGCGCACTTGGGTTCGCCGCAAGCGGCGAAACCCATGTATAGCTGGGGGGGTCTGTCTAAGTATCCCCCCGACGGGTCAATCGAATGCTTCGAGCCCATCCCCCCTTCTGGTATCATCGAATATTCTCAGGTTAGTAGGTTGCCCGATAAATCTCGTGCAATATTGATCCGATTACCAGACATGTCAGTAGCAATGTCACCCTTGAAATACTGAGCCTTGACGGCCGGGCCCGCACCGGGCGCCGGGACGACGAGCGGCTTCCAAAACTGGACCGTGACAGTAACGTCAATATCATAAGTCTGCCCGTCATTCTGAGCGGTCTTGCTGATGTAAAACAGGCAGCCGTGGTGCTCCACGGTGGAGACTGCAAAATCAGTAGGGTCCTCATCGACAGCGTTCTCATTCGTCGGAAGCCATGGAGAAAGCTTGTAACCACCGGTCTGAACGCCGGCGTTGGCATTGGGATTAGCAAGGAGGACAGAAGGCCGATACGAACGGATGACAGGCTTCTCATCCAGGTTAATCGGTTTACAGCCAAGGTCTTCGAAGTATGTGGCATCAATCGCATTGGGGATTGCAGCCGACCGATCAATTTGCCAGAATAGATACGGCTTCACTTGCCCCTGAGCGGGGACAATCGAATCAACGTTAGGCTTGAACCGCATCTGGACTCCAGTAATGCGGAACAGCTGGAAGAACTGTGCCATTTCCTGGCACGTAGTCAGTTTATCGAGAGCGAGGTCACGGAAAGTCGTGACCGTGCCAGCGAGACAACCAACTGAGAACGTTTCACTACGGGTAGCATACGCCAGATTACCCGTCCGCACAGGCGGCCGAGGAACTGACTTACGAACACGCCGCTTCATCGCCGGGCGGCGACGGCGTGGTGCTGACTTGCGTTTAGAGACACG